TTATTTACCTCTTACCAGCTTCGCCGCGCCACGAAGTATATTTAGCTCGTCGTTTGATACCGAGCTTTTGAGCCATACGGAGTAGTTATGCCACTTGCCGCCGCAGCCGAATATATCGCTCACGTCGTTTTTAAAAAAGCCGCTTTCTGCCTTATCCCATGCACTAGCCGGGACTTCAATTCTCACTCTACCACCGTTTACGCTACCTACCCCGCTAAGCACAAGCTTTTTATCGTTTCCAACATTAGTGAAAATCATATCGACGCTCGTGTATTTAGCAGGAAATGCCAAAAGCTTGCGATCCGCGTCATAGTATTTTATGTCGATGATAAAAGCGCTGCCGATCACAAAGGTTTTATCGTATTTTGCGTTCACTTTACACCGCCAAAGCTCTATTTCTCCAGCCATTGGCGTAAATTCTAAACTTCGGATTTTTCTCGATCAGGCCGTTATAGTATTGAAGCTCGGCGCGATCAAACTGTTTATCAAACCGTTCCTCGTCATATCGGTTTATCGCCGCTAGCGTTTGCTCGCCGACAATCCCGTCGTTTACGACGCCTATAAGTTGCTGTGCGACACGTACGGCAGGCCTTATGCCCACATTCACGGCAAAAATAAACATTTCATTGCCCTTGACTTGGCTTGTGACTTCGTCAAGGCGCATACGATCCCAATACGCCTCTTTGTAAAATTTACGCACCTCGGCACGCAAATTCTCGCTAGCGTATAGCGCACGCGATATTTTCTCGATGTTGCCGCCGTATGCTACCGCACCTAATATCTCGTCCCAGCCTTTCCAGTGTGGGTGGGCATCTTGATAAATCCCCATAAACGTCCACCCCTTTTCTGTTGGGTTTCTATCTAGTGCGTCCTCGGGCTTAGAAAACTCCAATCGCATCAGAATTTGAAAAGCCTCGTTAAAATTTGCCATCTGCTATCCTTTTTAGTTTATTTTCCTCGAAAAACGCGCGCTCCTTATGCTCGCCCTTTTTGCCGATATTAAAGCCCTCGACGGGGCGGTGATAACCCATTACGCGGCTCCACACGGTGCATTTGGTGCGCTTTGCTTGCAAGCCCTCTAGTATCTCGCTATTTGTCACTTTTCCATTCCTCGTGCCTAAAACTTCCACTGTAGTCGTCGTAATCTCCGTAGTCGTAGCCCCTATCGCCCAGCCCGTCTATTTTTTTATCCGCAGCTTTGTCAATTTTTCTACGCACCCAGTCCCCGCCCATAAATGCTATAACCCCACCGATAGCCAAAGAAAACTCTATGTCATGTATAAAATGGTTTGCGACCACAAACGTAATCCAGCAAAGAAACATCGCCGTAAGAACGCCCGCCAATAGCGCGCGCAAAGTGCGACGGTTTCTGGGATTACCGTTTTCATCTAGTAGCCCCAAGATGCCGCCGACAGCACCCACTACCAATACCCAAAAAAGATACAGGTATTCTTTGCCGGGGAAATTCATCTTATTGCCGCCCCGAAAATCAAGGCCAGGAGGATGGATAGAGCTATCTCTAGCGCTCTTTTTTTGCTGATTCTAAGCCCCATGATCTTTCTGATGACTAGCTCGCTCATTTCGCACCTCTTACGCATTGTTTTAGTAGGTCCTCGCAGGCCTTAAAATACTCTGCGATCTTTTTTTGGTTGTCGGGGTCGCTTCTGTCTCGCTCAGGCTTTTGCGGCATCTCGTCGATGCAAGGCACGGCGACATACACGTCCTTATACTCCGTTCGCGTGATGATCTGCGACTCTTTTGCGCAGCCTAAAAACAATATGGCGATACAGAAAAACCCGATCTTAGCGCGCAAGCTCATCAAATATCCTTTCGCATCGCTCCAGCTTCTCCTCACAGTTTTGTGTCGTAAGCGGCTTTATGCTCTCAAATTTACGTTTTGCTTTTTCTTGCGTCTTTTTTACGTCGGGCTTTTTTACTTCAAGCTCCTTAAATTTGGCGTTTTGCAGCTGGATTTTGGAGTTGCACTCAGAGAGATTTGCCGCTGAAATTTGCAGATTCGCTTCTTTTATCGCAAGCTCTTTTTGCGCACTATCCAGCTCCACCTTAGCCTCGTCGATGTCGCTTCTTAGTTTCCAAATTTCAACCCCAAGCCCAAGCAAGATACCGATTAGCCCGCCAATTACGATTAGCCAAAGCTTGTTTGCGATTAGGAAATTCATTCCACTAATACCCAATCAATAGCAAGGACATCCGTCTGGCTAGCAAGCCACGGCACGATCTTTTCATCGGCCGTTTTCATATCAATGTGAGGGCAGTAATCAATCTCGACCCCATCTCCGAAGATAGATAAAAGCGGTTCGCGATTTGCAATAAATTTAGATCCTTTGACTAAAAACAAAAACATCCCTTTGCCGTTCCAACCTTTGCGCGCCACTCTTTTGCCCTGTTTTAAAAAACGTATCGCGGAGCCAAAATCAAACCCCTCGGAGATGTTTTGATAAGTAGCTTCAAAGACGTTTTTAGGCGACCACGAGATGTAGCCGTCAAAATTCGGATGATTTTTCTTACTATCGACATACTCTACGAGATAGCCCTCGTCGTTCGGATTTTCATCAGCAGGCACTTCCCAGCCGCGCAGCTTGTTGTATTCTCCGCGGCTCATCGGCGCGGCTTTAATTTCCTTGGTTCCTATGTATTTTTGCATTGCCTCTCCTTTATTTGACTAAATTTAATAAAAATACGGCCGTCAATACAACGGCAACTATAATCACAAATTTCTTTGTGGACGGCTTCATTGCTTTATCCTTTTAAGCGGGTTTATCGCCCACACAGTCTGGAGTATCTTTTTGTCGTTCTCGTCCATATACTCGGCTTTGTTATCCTCACGCATGCCTACGACATCCATAAGCTTCCAGCCGATGTATATTCTGCAATACCATTTTGAGTTGCCGTATCTGATTTCGCGGTAGTAGCCGAAACGCTCGCGTCCGTCTTTTAGCTTGCACGTCACGAGGCACTCGGTATTCTTTTGTCCTTTGTTGTAGGTAGCGAGCGTATCGCCTACTGTGCGCACCGTGCTTGCGTCTATGTCCTCGACTCGCACGCCGAGATACTTCGCGCTGAAGTTTCCTATGCGGTTGCGATACAGCCAGCAAAGCCTCGCCCAGTATGTTCTATTCTTTCCATTCGGGAAATGCTCATTCTTCCAACCGTCGTCGCCATTGACCCCGTAATCGGGGTCGTCAAACCAAGCTGCCCATTTGGGCAGATTTTCGCTATCTTTGCCACAAAAGAGTAAAGCTATTGGCACAACTAGAAACTGCAAAAATTCAAGCGGTATTTCTACCGCTATGTTTTTTGCCACTTGGAATTTTTGTTTTTTCGTCAGCTTCATTTTTTAATAGCCCTCCACCGTAAATACAATCTTCTCTGTTAGATTTGCGGACATACTTCTGTCTATCAGTTTTTTTAGTAGCTCGTTAAGCCCAATAAAACTGCCTTCTACCTCCTGATAGGTAGTATTCTGTCCTTCACGCAAATAAAAAGAGCAAATAAGTTTATTCTTTGGTCTTTTGGAAAAAACAGTATTTATTTTTAAAGGAGGATTTTTATAGAGTACAGAACTTTGTTTGAGCTCCTCAAAACTACGGTTTCCTAAAGAGAGTGCCTTGTCAGAATCTACAAAATAAGTATAATTTATAGTTAAAACATCGTTCGGAAAATCAATAGGTAAAGGTAACTGTAAATATTGCTCATCAGAATGACTACCTATTAATGTGCGTATTCTGTCTTTAGTTAAAACTGCTATTTGGGTTATATGCCCGTTAGCTCTTTTTATATATCCACCGTCTGCATTGAAAGAAACTATATCCCCGCTATTATTGCCCCCTTTTTGAACATACTTTTGATCGGCTGCCGTCTCTGTGAGATATTCAGCAAAATTTGGCAACTCTTGTTTTTGTGCGTAACTTTGTGCTGCAAGTCCACCTAGCTTAGCGCTATCACTAGCTTTTGCGGTCTTGCTTAGATAGTTATTGTCCGCATCGGTCTTTTTGATATATTCGCTCAAATTTACTTCAGTTTTTATAAGCTCTTTTAGCTTACTAACGCTAGCTTTTCTTACCAGCTCGCTTCCGTTTTCAGAGAAAAGTACGGTTGAGTTTACCGCTAAAGCTCCATCCTCTACGGCAGAGCTTAAATTTAGCTTCTCGCTGTTTACTGCTTTTGCGTATATAGCACCGTCTTCGCTACGTTTTACGATCTTGTTTGCCGTAGCTTCGCTTGAGACGCTATCCGCCTTTACAAATGTACTCGCCGCATTCCCCTCAAGCATCGCGCTATCACTAGCCTTTTCGTTTTTGCCTAGCTTTGTTGCCAAAGATAAATTTACGTCGTCTTTTTTTGCAAAGGTTTGATCTATCTTTTCCATAGTCGGCAAGCCCTCGATATTTGGTATTTCGCCCTTTTTCATATAGGTTTGCTCGGCTACTTTGGTTTTTAGAAAACCAGCAACGCTAGGTATCTCTATCTTTTTTGCGTATGTCGTCTCGGCTGTTACGGCGTCTAGTTTGGCACTCACGTCGGGCACATCCGTTTTTTTGGAGTATGTTTGCTCTGCCGCTTCAGACGTGAGCAAATTTGCGGTATCGGGGATTTGCCCTTTTAGCGCGTCAAGCTCGGCTTTAATCTTTACGCTTGAAAACGTAGTCGTAGTAGCCGTTTGCGTATCGTTGATCACGCCTTGCAAAAGCAGCGTATTTATCTCGCCTTTGAGCGTTTCTAGCTCGGATTTTAGCGTCACCAGTTCGCCGTATTTGGCCTCAAAATCCTGCGAAGTTTGATCGAGCTTTGTCTGCCCCTGCGCTAGCTTCTCATTGAATTCGTCTATTTTTGCCGTGAGAGTAGGCAGTGCGTTTTCTAAAAGCTGCGCAGCTTGTTCGATCTTTGTTTTTATCTCCGGCAGATTTGTTAGCGCACCCTCTATTTTTGCGTATTTCTCATCAAAGTCGTTCATCTTTTCGCTAAAGCCGTCAAGTCTCGGCTTTGCTTCGTTATATGCGGCCAAAAGAGTGCTAAAATCGTTATTTTCCAGATGTTCGCGCAGCTCTTTGAGATTTTGATTTACGAGGGTAGCTTTAGCGATGGTTTCTTTGAGCTCCGCAGTCGTAGTTTCTAGGATCGAAAAATTCGCCGCATTGGATTTTATCCAGTCAGCGAGGTCTAAAATCTCTCTACAAATTTGAGTGAATTCTTTACTCATGGTCTTATCCTTTTTTTCATGATTATGTCAAGTTCTTTCATATCGCGCCTATCTATGCCTTTGCCGTTTTGAAAATCGATAAAAAGGTATACAAATTTTCTATACGACAAATTTTTAGTAGTCGAGATATTAGCCATCCAGTAGTCGAGTTTGTCCAAAAACGCCTCATCCCAAACAAAATGAGTATTGAGGGCGTAGTTGATGTCGTAGGGTTTTGCCCAGCCGCGAGCCGCCAAAGAGTGATCCAGATCGTAGCTGCGCTCGTCGAAATTGTTTATTTCGTATTCGCTAAGAGCCCGCAAATACAAGTTTTTGTATTTGGCGATTTTTTGTATATCGCCGGTTCTTTTGCAGGCCATGCCGTATGCCAAAGCCTCGATAAGCTTTTCGTCAAGAAAATCTATTTCACCGCCCTCTGCGTCCAAAGGCGGTTTAAATTTCCTCACGAAATACTTATCGTCAAGGTGATATTCCGCCTCGAAGTCTAGGGTATCAAGCTCTATCATTTCAAGCGGCGTTACAGAGCGCATTATCTCCGCCGCCGTAACGCCCGCTAAGATTTTAAACTCTTCAAAGTCCGGCATCTTTATATCGCCGCGCGTATACACCGCCAACCTCTGCCTAAACTCCGAGACGGTCATCTTTATACCTTTAAATTTTTAAGCCAAGCAAACGCCACCGGCGTGCACACGCGGAGCGTAAGCTCGGTTAGTATTTCTTTTTTGATCTCGTCGTTCTCGGTAGGCAAGTCTTTTTTCTTCGTCATTCTCCAGTAAACTGCGTAAATATCCTCGGATCTATAGGCTATTATCTCGTTGTTCGCGAGCTCCGGCGACAAAAGTAGCTTTACATTCTCGCCGTATTGGGAGTTTATCGCCGTAACCTTGTCGTGCAGATATTCTACGGTGTAGTTGGCTTGCTTGTATTTATCGAGCAGATCCATCACTCTATCCATTTGTTTATCGGGCAAAAGTATAAAATCGTAAGGCAGACCCCTTAAATGTCCGATCTTAAGCAGATCTCTAATAAACTGCATAGACATATCCGCCCCTGTGGCGTCAAAGGTATTGGTCGCGGTAGTAAAGCTTTTTAGTCCGCCGAGTTTTCCTTCTTTTTTAACGCCGGTATTGACCCTTTGAACAGCAGCTTGATCGGAAAGCAGTATCTTTTCTAGCGTTTTTTTATGCCTGATCGCCTCCATCTCGCCGTTTTTGGTTAAGATCAAATTTCCGTCCACCCTTTTGCTATCCTCTTCCGTACCCGAAACGCCGTAAGTATTTTTTACGATTTGGTATTGGTTTTTTAGCTGTCCGCCGGTAGCGTATTTCAAAGCGGCAGGAGCGCCGCCCTCTAAGTGCGCGTTATCGGCTTCGCCGTCGGGCGTTTCATCGTAAAACCACGTGTGTCCGGCCGCCGCGTTCGTGCTCCTGTCTACCGGAGCGCCATTTTGGATAGACGTCAAAAACGGCGTCTGCTTCCACCCCATCTCTTTTATCGTGTTCCAAAACTCGGTGCCTCTTCTTCCGAAAGCCTCGTCGCTGGTCATTATTCCTTGTCTAACAATAGGCATCTTTTATCTCCTTTTTTAGTTAAAAATTTTGCTTAAATACGCGTATTTTTCGCTTTGGCTTATTTCGCCTTTGTTTATGCGTCTCATCATCTCCGATCTGTCGACGCCGCCGCCCGTTCCTCGCGCTATATCGAATTCGTCCTCCGTCTGCTCCTGCGCCTTGCCGTGGAAAAATTTTAGATAGACGTTTTCAAGCCCGACCGGGGTGAGTAGCGCGTCGCCTGCGCCGGGATTTTTCTCATCGATTTCTAAAATTTTGTCCGTGATTTTTTTCATATCAAAATCCGGATAACTCTTCCTAAAATCCGTCTCCATCTGCGAAAGTTGCGCAGCTTGACGCATTCTTTGAAAGTCCGCATACTCTTCTTTATTGAGCTTAACGGAGTCGTCAAGCTGCGCCGCCGCGGGCGCTTTGGCCTCCGCCTGCGCCTGTGGTTTATCCGCGGTTTTTACGGCTGCCTCGGCTTCTTGCGTTTGCGTCTCCTCTGCGGCCACAAGCCCCTCTAAATCCTGATCGTATACGTCCGGCATTAGTTTCCTCCTTTATTTCGCAGGCGAGCTAAGCCCGCCTTTACGAGCAGGGATTTTATCCCCTGCACCCCTCTGAAGCACACCGCGTCTTGCGGACGCGCCGTATTTTTCTTAATCATATTAAGCTCTCCTGTGGCTCATTCGCCTTAGGCGCGTTATCGGCCTTGCTCTTCTCTGCTTTCTTGGCCGCCTCTTTTAGTTTTTTGTTTTCAGTCTCAAGCTGCGAAACTTTCTGCGTTAACGTCATATTTTCGCCAGCTGCTGCACTTACGCGATCTTGCAAGGCTACACACTCCTCTTTAAAACGCTCAGCCTCGCCTTTGGCCTCTAAGATTTCAGCCCTCAAGCGTTCAATCTCGTTTTTGGCTTTAGCTAGCTCGGGAGTGAGATTTTTTGCGCCAGACGCGGCCTGTTTCATCTCGGCCTCGGCCGCCTCGTTTTGCGGCATAGCTTCCCACTCTTGCTCGCCTATGATGCTCAAGGAGGCAAAGCCATCCTCGCCCTTAGCCCTAACCACGACATCACCGATGCTTCCGCCGCTAATCTGCCCTTCGTCATCGCCTTTTTTGTAGACGCTAAGCCCGTTCGTGGCCAAAGCGACGACAACACCCAAAACCTCGTATTTGTCCCTATACGCCATGTCTTCTCCTTTAAAATTTTTATTATTTTATTTATCGCCGTCCTAAAAAACATACAAAAACTCCTCGCGCGAATATGTTTCGCACTCAGGGCAAGGCCTGCCCTAAATCCCGCCGTTTGCCAAAGCCGCCATCTCCATCTCCTCCTCGCTAACTTCACTTTGCGCCTGTTCTTCTTGCCCCGCTTGCTCCTGCGCCGTTTGCGCCTGCTCCATAGCCTGAGCTTGCGCCGCATCCTGCATCGCCGACATCTGAGCCATAGCCTCGTCCACCTGCTCTATCGGAGCGTTTTCGCCCAGGATTAGAGTTAGCACCTCTTTGATTATTTCGCCCGTTATTTGCGGTGAGCTTATTTGATTTTGGGCTAGCACGCCCAGTAGCCCATTTAGTTGATTGATTTTTACTTCATTTGCTATCGTCGTGCCAAAATTTACCGAAACGTCAAAGTCTAGGCGGTTTGCTTTTCTTTGCGCGAGCGTGCCGATCACGTCTATCACGCTCTCGTCTTCGGTGATTTTTACGAATTCATCGTCGCTT